GCCAGTGATAGCCTTGCAAAGCTCATTGGCTCATATGTCGCTCCGTATCGGCATACGTGGCAAAGAAACCGTAGGGCAATTAGATGGAGACATTGAAATCGGTCCTTACGATCCAGCAAGAGTTGACAAGAATGGCGTAACCATTAAAGGTCGTAGCCTTGAAACTTTCTTTGGTTCGGTAATCAAAGAATTTGAACCAAACTCAGTGGCTAAATCCATTTATGGAGATGCTGTCCTTTCAGGTCAAGGCTTGACAACTACAGCCATTACACAGTTGGTATTGGCATTTTTGTCTAAGAAAATTTCTAAAGGCATTAATAAAGTGCTTTGGTCTGCTGTTCGTAACGATGCCGGTACCACTACTGCAACATTGTTCAACGGATTTGACACGATCACAGCTGCTGACATTACCGCCGGTAATATCTCAGTTGCTAAAGGAAACCTTTATGAATTGACAGCTGCTATCAGTATCAACAATGCAATGGATACGTTGATGGCGATTGATGAAGCATCGTCTGACGAATTACAGGATGAACCTCGTAAGATGTTTATTTCAAAAACTGTCAAAAAAATGTATGAAAAGGATTACCAAGCCACTAACGGCTCACTTCCTTACAACAAAGAATTCAAAAAGACATTTTTGGAAGGTACCGACGATTTGTGCGAGTTGGTAGCGTTGCCAAACAAAAAGGCTTCGCCTTATATTCACCTGACAACCAAAGGCAACATGTTGGTTGGCGTTGATCAACAAGGTGACGAAGAAAAAATCACTGTTGAAAAACACGCTGCTTTTGTTCTTCAGTTCATTATGGCCATGTTCTTTGGAGTTCAATTTGAAACTGTAAGCCCTGAAAGGTTGATGGTTGCAAAATTATTTGTAGGTTAATCATTCACATAAAAATAGGAGATATACATTATGTTGAAATATAAAGCCCTTGATTGGGCCGTTGGAACTACTAATCTTCCCGGAATCAAAGAAGATGTTTACGCTATTGCAAAACGCGATATAGTAGCATGGCCTACACTTCCGGCAACTTATGTGACGAAGATGGGAGAGCTGGTGATTTATGTTGGTGACTTTACACTGGCTGCTACGGCTACGTTTATCAAGGTTGGTATTATCGTAGATAAATCACCGGTTGATGGAAAAAGCCAGGGCGTTCGTCCAAGCAAAACGTTCCTGAATCAGGTGGTGTTACAACACCCCGGAGTGGAGGAAGATGCATCAGGATTCTGCATGCAAGCCAATAACGATGATTTAGTTTATTTGGTGCAAACCAAAAAAGGTAAATGGCGCGTAATCGGTAACGATATGTATCAGACCGAAACGGCGATCGACCAAAAACTCGGTGGAGCTGCTACCGATGAAATGGGAACTACCCTGACAGTTACCTGTACGGACCTTGCACCTGGTCTATTTTACACAGGCGAGATTGTTACCGAGGATGGTATTATCAATCCAACTGCGCCCTAACCGCTAACCACAGAAAATTCCTCACACCCTCGTAATTCAGTTTACGAGGGTGTTTTGTTTCGGGATATTGGAGTTCCGACTCCGATCCGGGGTTGTCTTTTTCTATGTAATTACCCGTAATTACTTTTGAAATGCTAAGAATAATAAACCCATAAACATTAAAAAAATGGATAATGAAAAAACGTATGTAGACAAAGTGAACGATTGGCTGAATGCTGATCCAACAACCCGCACCATCGAAGAAGGTGCAACATTGATGCTTCAGGGCAATCGAAACAGAATTTTGCACAAAAATGTACTTCAAAAAAAGAATTTCGAGAAAGTAGTTTACGAGTTGGAAAAAATCATTGGAGGACAAAGAATAGTTGCAGAACCGGTGAATGAAAAAGTTCAAGCATTGGAAGCTAACCTTCCAATAACAATGGCTGGTATTGAAAGTATTCTATCCGGAGAGAGCAAAGGTAAACGTGCGGATCATGAAACGTTACCGGCAGATATTCGTGCGTCCTACGACAAGAACCTCGAAATCTATCCACGCATGCGCTCAATTCAGGAACGGTTGAAAGTATTGAACGAAACCGGAACGGCAACCGAACGCCTTCCTTTCCTTACCGAATTATTGGCACTTGATTCTTCATTACGTGAGAACTGGGATAACTACGACAAATTCGATGTCAATGCACCGGTAATTGTTGCAGCTGCGATAAAACTCCCTGAAGGCGAAAAAATAGATGCAAAACGTGTATCGGCCAATCGCAAATATTTGAGTGACAATAAAGCTAAACTCACAGTTTTAGTTGCCGATGGTAAAACGGATAAAGCCACTGAATTACTGGACAAAATGCAGGTTCGCTTCAATGAACTAATCCTAAACGGTGAAACATTTGCACCTGATCAACTTACAGAACTGAAAGCCCTGGGCATTATTGGTGCCACTACTGAAGAATCAAAACCTAAAGTAGAGACTCCAGTAGTTCCTGAAGGCAAAGAAGTAATTCTACCTGTAGGTGAAGTAACCGAAGAAACTAAACCGGAAACGGTTGTTGAGACTCCAGAAGTTACTGAAGGAAAAGAAGAAATTTTACCGGCCGGTGAAGCTAATGAAGAAACTCCGGAAGAAAATGTTATTGGTCAAATCAAAACACTTTTGAATAATAACTATGCTAAGGATGCAATTCTTGCTACAATTCAATCACTTGGAAATTTCAGAGGATTAGAACTCACTTCGGAAGTAGTGGAGGTTCTGTACAATCAGGCACTTGATCAAGAAATGAACTCAGTTGAGTAAAGTTGATGCCATATTGAAACCTATAAGCCCCGATTATGTCGGGGCTTATTTAAATACCGGCATACAACTGTACGATTTGATTGAATGGACATTGGAGCAAATTGGTAAATCCGATATCACCATTGTAACCTTCAGCATTTCAGAAGAATTTATCCGAAAAATATGGATGCTCAAGCAAATGGGATTAATCGGGAAAGTCACCTTGATAGTCGATTTTAAAGCTATCCAAAAAACACAGCAGCTGATCCGGTTTGCTGAGAATGTTTTCAGCGATATCCATTTTTCAAAAACGCACGCTAAGGTAGTTTTGATTGAATCTGCCAGGTACCTGGTATCAATCACTGGTAGTCAAAATTGTACCCGTGGTAATAGGGAAGAAAGCGGAATTGTCACAACGGATCCACAAATCAATAAAAAATTACAGACTGAAATACATCGCATTATAGAAAATGGAATACACAGGGGATGAACTGCAAAAAATAAGTGAATATGCCGGGCTATTGATGACAATAACCGATATCGCTGTACTTATGGATATTGACGAAGATGAATTGCGTAGCGATATAGCTTGTAAATCAACTGAAGTTTCAAAGGTTTATCGGTTAAGTAAAGCCAATACTATTCTTGATATTCGCCGGCAGGAAATGGCACTTGCAAAACTAGGATCACCCGTAAGCATTGAGTTAACTCAACAATACATTATCGAACAAAAACTGAACGAAAATGAGTAAAAAACAGACATACGATATTTGTGTACAGCATCTTTATGACGATGCAGACAAATTGGTTCACCTGGCACCTCAGGTTCGTGACCGGTTGCTTCGCATCAGATCAGCTTATACACTCATGAATGAATATCCTTCAAAAGCTGATAGAGAAATTATTCAACATATAATGAATATGAGTGGCGTTGAACGCTCAGCCGCTTATGAAGATTTACGAATAATCAAAGATTTGTTAGGGTCAATCAACCGTCAATCAAAAGACTGGCATCGCTTCAAATTCAATAATATGATTCAAAAAGCCTACAACATGGCCGAATTGAAGAATGATCCTGATAGCATGGTTAAAGCTGCTGACAAATACGGTAAATATAATCAAATCGACAAAGAAGATGCCGAACGTACACCATACGAAGATATTGTAGTTCAAACTTATGAGCCAACAGATGATCCGTCAGTGATTGGAATCAAGCGCAGACCCAATATCAGAGAAGAAATTGCAGCCATGAAAAAGAAATATATGGATGACATTCAAGATGTAACCTATGAAGATATTGACATTCGTGAATTAGAAAAGTATGACGTCTAAAGAGCAAATCAAACAAATATATTTCAATGATGCACAACGAAAAGTTATGCATCGTCAATGCAATACTGAAGTCATAGTTGGTGGACGGCGTTTAGGTAAATCCCACGGAATTGCTCAACCTTTCGAGCAACGTAATATTCAACGTATGCCGCGCGGAACTCATGGCATTATTGCAAGTACATTTCAGCAAGCATTTACAAGAACATTGCCAGGAACTCTTGAAGCCTTTGAAAAAATTGGCTTTAAAAGAAATATGCACTATGTAATTGGTCGTAGGCCTGAACCATCGCTAAATTTCGAAAAACCATTTACCGAACCGGCAAAGTATGAAAATATAATCAGTTGGTATAATGGCAGCATTATGCCTATAATATCTCAGGATGTTCCTGGATCATCCAATTCGATGACATTTGACTCTTTACTTATTGATGAGGCTAAATTTATTGACTTCGAAAAACTGAATAACGAAACCATTCCAGCTAACGGAGGTACAACTGCTCATTTTGGCCATTTACCTTGGCACCACAGCATGATGATCATATCAGACATGCCAACTACCAAAAAAGGCAGTTGGTTTCTGAAATTCGAAGATAAATGCGATAATGAACTTATTGCTAACATTGATGGAATTATATTTGAAAAATGGCGCATAATTGAAAAATTGAAAGAGTTCCAGGCTAAAGGAATTCAACCAAAGAAATACATTTTCGACTACTACAAATCGCTTTGTAAAAGTTTAGCTGAGTTTCAAAAAATTGCAATTGATTATAACGTGTTTAGTTCAATTGAGAACCTTCAGGTGTTAGGTCCAAATTATATCAAGCAAATGAAACGTGACTTACCGCCATTAGTATTCCAGACTTCAATACTTTGCAAGCGGGTAGGGTTACTTAAAGATGGCTTCTATAATTGTATGAAAGAAGCTGATCACTATTACACGGCATTCGATAACTCATACCTTCAGAACCTTGACTATGACTTTAGCAAGGCTAAGAACATGACATGCCTTCAGGATGCTGATGTAGATAAGAATGCACCTATATGCGTAGCATTCGACTACAATGGTAAAATCAATTGGTTAGTAGGCGGCCAACGATCAGGTCTTAGAATGAAGACATTGAAGTCATTCTTCGTAAAGTATGATCGTAAGTTGGTAGAGTTAGTGAATGACTTTTGCAAGTACTATGAGCCACACAAGTGTCATGAGGTTGTGTATTACTATGACTCAACAGCACTCAACAGTAACTATGCAGTCAACGACAAGGACTTCGCAGCCGTTATCATTGACACATTCAAGGCTAACAAGTGGATAGTAAAACCAGTGTATATCGGTAAGCCAGTAGGTCACATGGAGAAACACAACCTGATCAACATGTCATTCAAAGGTCAGAGCTTTGAGGGCAAGCAACTACTATTCCCTATGATCAATAAGAACAACAACGAACCATTGATTCTGGCCATGGAGCAAACAGGAATCTACCAAGGTCCTGATGGGTTCAAGAAGGATAAGCGGGGTGAGAAGTTGGACGAGAGTGAAGAGGACTTACTTGAGAACCGTACAGATGGCACCGATGCCTGGGACACTTTGTGGATAGGCATGAACAACTTCCCGCACGAACACTCATTCAGTGGTGGGCTTATCAGTTCATTTGTGTAATTACTTATTCCTATTCATGTAGACCACTGGCGTAATGTCAGTGGTTTTTTTATGCAATGTAATGTAATCCCAAAATCAATCGCTTTGCTCATTCATTTTGTAGGGATTTGATAGGTCATTACCGATATAATTTTGCGAATACCAAAATTTTAACCGTAATGTGCGTATTACCGCCCGTTTTTGTTAATTTC